TGCCAATAACGGTGTGCGTGATTTCCGTCCAGTCCGACGTTGCCCCGAATTGGGAAACGCTCCGAACCTGTACCGTGTACGTCGAGCCGTCCTGAACAGGCAGGACGGACAGTTCCCCACCACTTGCAGGAACGGGCGACAGCCATGCGAAGTCACCCGTCGTGCCGGACTCCCGATAGCGCCCCTGAATAATTTCCGCTTGCGTGTTTCCACTACTCTGGTCCAGAGCAACGGACAGCAGGATGCGACTGGTTAGCGTTCCATCGCTGGACCGAATCAAGGCATCTTCATCCGAATCAACGGACAGGACTTGCACGCGGGGCGGCGTCGCCCTATTTGCAACAGCCGGCAAAGTTATCTGCGGGTCGAATGTCGGAATGCTGCCGGTGTCAGCGTCGAAGATTTCCGGCGCGTAATCCTGGCAGGTAATCCGGGCGCCCATGTCGGCAATCGGCTCAATGGACCGGACCACCAATTCAACGGACTCAGAGCCGGAGATGCCGAATAGCGCCAAGTCACCAACGGCCGGCCCTGTCGCCGTAGAGACGGCAGTCGTAAACGTGATGACCGTCTGGTCGCCCGCCACGGTGTCGACCGGAACTAACAGGGTGTCGCCAGTCGCGAGCCTGAATCGCAGGGCATACGAGACGCCGCCTGACATGGGAACAGCCGCGTCGAGCGTCACGCCTGTAGTATTGCTGCCGCTTGTGGCTATCGCCCGCACGCGGGCCGCAGAGACGCCCCAGAGCGGGACATCGTGGGTGACGCGAATCAAGTCCCCCGGCTCGCAGACAATGTGTTCTATGTCAGTCTCAAAGCTGTACACCTCAGGACGGAGGCGGGCAGCAAACATCTTGCGGCGGCCAATCTTCCACGCCTGCGTTGCGCTGGTCGTGAACGGCAATTCAAGGGATTCAAACAGCGTCGCATTGCTGGCGCTATATCCGTTGTCGTAAATCCTGATTTTGTTCTGCTGGTGGAACGTCGCCTCGTCAGGGAACAGCACATCAAGCGCGTGAGGGCGGGTCGCGAACATGCGCGAGCCTTGGAACTTGCGAGAATTCCGGGGGGTGAAATGCTGCACGACCGTCGCGCGCTCGGCGTCGAAGGAAACGGAATACAAGCCGTTCCGCGTGATTCGCATGGCGTGCGCTGTGGCGGCTATGTCGTCCAGCGCCTCGGCCACGGATTGACGCTGGTCTAGCAGTCCGTCAAACGTGATGCCGTCCGCCGTCGTCTGCGCGTCCCATTCCAGCATGCGGGCAAGGTCGATGCGTGAAGCGGCCATCGGGCGAGCATTGGCCGTGCCTCTGAGCACGTCACAGAAAGCCCACGCAGGCGAGCGGGTTTCTTGCTCTGTCCACGTGGAACCATTCCACACTGGCAGGATTGCTTGAACTGTGCAGTTCAATTGCTCAATCTGCCCGTTCAACTGATTCGACGCCCGCACCCTGATGGCAATGCGGGCAATGCCGGTCTTGTTGATGGGCGCGGTATTCGTCACGGACCGGAAAGCCGTGAGATAACTGTCCTCGGTCGTAACGCTCTGATTCTCTCCGGTGTTCACGGCTTGGTCGTCGGTCGTCAGTCGGCGGATTTGCACCTGCCACTGGTCACGCGAAGGGAACACCACGCGCACGGTTCTGCGAACGGCGCTCTTGCTGTTGGCTTGAATCTCAAACGACCCGCCAGACAGGAACACGCCAGATGCCGGGGCCGTCAATGTAGGCGACTGCCACGCGCCACCGGAGGCCGGGCGAATCTGAATCTCAAACGAAACGGAGACGCCAAACTTGATTTGCTTGCCGGTGACTCGCTGCAAACCACCGGGGAATGAAATATCGACAATCGCCTCGTCCGCGTCCTCTGTCGTCGTCTGCAAGACAAAGCCGTCGACCTGCTTCAACTGGATGTTGGTCGCGACTTCCCGAACCTGTCCCGGAAACAGGGTCAGCGCCGCGTCACTTGGATAGCCCTGCCGGACTTCGTATGTGCAGTCCTCAAACTGGTCTAGCGGCGTTTCCCCAATGCGAATATCCGAAATTGAAAGCGGCCCATAGCCCACATCGAAAACAGCCCTGACCACCTGCTCTTCGCCCCACACGATTTCCGAATAAGGCTGCGTTGCCAGTACCGGGAAATACTTCACGCGGCGCCCGTAGATTTTCGGGATGGGCTGATAGGGTCTCTGTTCGTTTCGGAATCCCTGAATGGAGTACCGCGCCTGCAATGATTCCTGCCGGCCGGCGTTGCGCTGCTTCGGTGTGGGGGTCAATGCGCCGACCGCCAACGTCGTGAGAAGCCCAATCCCCGCCGACACCAAACTCGCCGCGATGCCAGTAAGGCCGAGCGCGCCCGGGACGGCTGATGCCGCGAAAGACCCGCCGACGCTGACCGCAAGGGCTAGCGTTCCGGGGTCTGCCGGCAACGTCTTTACCACCACCGTTCCAGACTTCGGGCGGGTATGCTTCCAGCGGTCTTTTGCAATCATCCGGTCGCCAATGACCACCACGGCATTGCACATGGCCGTCAACGGAACGCGACCACGCTCAGCAGCTTCTACCACCAGGTCTTCAACCGTAGGCCGTCCGCTGGCCTGCCAGACGTAGCGGTCAGGTCTAAGGGGGTGAGGGCAGGCGACGACGGTAATCACTGCTGCCACCGATAGAAGCCCACGACACGCCGCGCCCACGTTGGAGAGTCGTAACGCTCAACACAGGAATCAACGCCCTTCCTCGCGTGCAGGAATCTCCCTGGCTCAATCACGACGCCGATGTGCGATTCGTCGCCGATGATTCTCAACAACACCAAGTCGCCGCGCTGCTCTTCGCCTTCAGGAACGGCGCGCCATTCCTTCGACTCGCCCCGGATAACGTCGGCAATGTGCGCCCGCTCCGTCGCGTCCAGTTCTCGGCCGTAGCGGTCCCCGAAGGAAGGGAGGTCGATGCCGAATTGCTCTCGGTAGTACAGGCGAGGCAGTCCCCAGCAATCGATGCCCTCGCGGGTCGTGCCGTGGAGCTCGTAGGGGATGCCGATGTATTCAATCATCGGTCCACCGCCTGAAACAGCCCCGGATAGTCAATCGGCGTGTAGTCGTAGGCCGGGAAAGGCTCATTCAGAATCGGCTCGTAAGCCAACGTAAACCGGAGCCGCTGCACGTCGTATTCAACGGCCCGGCTTTGGAATTCAAACGGCCCCGCCTCGACGGTATCGGGCGCACTCGCCACCACGATTTCAAGCGTCAGGCCGAAAGGCGTGTCAATGCTGCGGACTTCGTCGATTAGCTCGCGGGTCACGTTGTCCACAATCAACTCAACGGACTCTTGAGCCGTCGCGGGAATCGCCAACTCAAACGGAAACGCGGTGAAAGTCTCGCCGTTACTGACCACGTCCTCTGTATTTGAAACAAGCCGAATCGGCGCCACCATGTCGTCGTGGTCAATGGTCAGCAGTTGTAACCAGACTTCATCAGACTGCGCGGCATACAGAGCGGCGCGGGCGTTGCTGCTGATAGTCCTCACGGCAGCGACTCCAAATCGAGCGAGGTGCGCCAGTAGCCGGGGGCGCCTGCTTCGGAATAGGAGGGAGGCGAACGGAATCGATAGGAGCGGGCCGCGCCGGTCCTGATGTCTGTCCAGTCGAATTCGTCAACGCAGCCGAGGGTCGTGTAGTAGAAGGTTTCCAGCGTCGCGACCTGAGCGGTCGTCAGCAGCAGCCCCATGCTGTAGACGCGGACTTCAGCGGTATAGCGACGGCGCATCTTCGCCGGCCCGACATCCACGTCAGACCGAATCGTCGACGGCGTTGCGGACTCGCTGAAGCTATCCGCTAACGGCTTCTGCGGAAGCCCTGTCGGCCACGTAGCCATCAGCGGGCCACCAGCGGCGGACTAATGCCGAGCGAGGACAGCATGCCTTCTGACGTTGCGCCCGTTGCGGCGTCAGTGAACGTCTGATAAAGCACCCTGCGCCCGTTGACGACGCGCTCGCGTGTCTTCGTGGGGGCCGCGCCGATGTTGACGACCGTCAGGCCACCGCCACCATTCGGGATGATGTTGCCGGACACGCCGGGGGCGAATAGCTCAGGGCCACGCTCGCCGACCAGATAAGCCTTGCCAGAAGAGACGGGGCCGCCATTTGCTCGGGCGCCGCCGAACAGGCCCTTGAAGAAATCGCCGACCCCGCCGCCTGCGCTACTGCCCTTGAACAAGTCGCCGAGGAAGCCGGCCAACGGGTCGGTCACGGTATTGCGTAACAGCAGGCGGGCAATGTCTTTTGCCAGCCCAGAAAGCACGTCGCTAAACTTCTCGCCCTCCAGAATGGCGTCCTCGAATGCGCTAGAGAACGTGGCGCCCAATTCGGCGAAGGTCTTGTCTGTCTCTTTGGCCTTGTCGTCCAGAGTGACCAGCGCACCTGTAGCGCGGTCGAAGGCGTCAATGGCGGCTTCGCCGTATGCTTGGCTATTGCTGCCCAGCAGTTCGTTGATTTCCTTCAACGAGTCGAGGTCGCGTTGCAGGTCTGAACGGCCAGCGTCGGCAACGGCCGTGCGGCGGCGGTCCAGTTCTTCCCATTCCCGCGCCTCGGCTTCAATCTGGCTCAGGGTCTCGTCAACGGCCGCGCTGTAAACGCGGAAGCGTTCCTGCTCAGACCGCGCAAGGTCTTTCGACGCCTTCTCCCTGGCTTTAATGTCGGCCGTGTTCGTC